AAGTTGAACGCGCAATGTATCCATGAATAGTTTAGAGAATTGCCAACGTAGTCTTTCTATGAACTTATAGAATTTAATTTCTTCACGGGTAATCTCTGTCGATCTACCCATGTTAAACCCATTGCTCTCTGGTTGTAATCTGCTCAAAGGTACATTTAATGCACCGTAAAGCTTTTTCTTGAAGTACTCAGCATCTTCAATTTGTGACAATGATTGTGCACCGGGAAGAGTGGTGATTTCAGTACCTCTTGAACCTTCTCTTCTTGGCAACCAGTAATCTTCAAGAACCGACATAAACTTTCTTTCGTCTCTGACTTCTCCGGTATCTTGGTTATAAATTAGACGAGTTCTGAAACGACTCATCATGTCACGCATATATTGTTCGGCTTTTTGTTTTGGTAGTTGGCCTACGTCAACGTAGAATACTCTGCGTTCTGGTGCTCGGGCAATTCTGTAAACCAACAAGGCATCTTCCATCTGACGCAACATGTTTAGTGGTCTGATTGCCTTGTGCAAATATCCTAAAACTCTCTTGGTGTTCAGATCTACTAAACCTGATGGAACATAAACTACGCTATCGGTGGATAGATGCAGTCCTTGTGGTCCAGTCATGATAAAAGAATCTTTATCGGTGTTGGTATAGACATAAAACTCTTCTATGTCCTTTACCATTTGAACGGCTTGCCCGTTTGCACCTTTATCGATTTCTTTCTTTAATTTTCTAACCTTTTTGATTTTTAAGGGATCGATTGGAATGATCTCTTGAATACCTTCTGTTGGTAAATCTTTATCAATTACCAGATTGTAATAAATCTTTGAATCAATATACCAACGTCTAAAAATTTCATACGATTTGTGATTAAAATCAAGAAGGTGAATAATCGTATCAAACTCTTTATAAATTTTTGTTTTGATGTTTTCTGAAACTGGGCATTTAGAAAGATCAATTTTTACTGGAGCGTGATCAGTTCCCGGAACAATTGATGCATTTACAATTTCGTCAATTGCATTATCCAATTCAGGATATACTGCCATATTTCTATACTGAATTGTGGATTGATTTTCATCTCGCATGCTTGTAGCATAATCGAGAACAGTTCCAAAGAATCCACCAGCCTCAACAGTTACAGTACCATCATAAACTTCTGGAGCAGCAAATGATTGCAGTGCATTCTCCTTCTTCTCAGAAGCAGGAGTTTTCTTTTTTCCAAACTGAAATCCAAAAATATCAATTTCCATAATTTACCTTAATTCCTATTCGTCACATTTTTAATTTCAAGATAATCAAAAACAACAATAACGTTAAAACTATTTAACGTGTTTGGATTGCCCATGTTTAGAGTAACCTGCTGAATTCCAGCGGGCCAGCATCCATGAAGAATAAATTCTTTTAATGGCTTATCGGTGCCATTTAAATCTAAATGCTGGATTTTCCAATTATATGCTTTATAATCCGAAGCTTTTAATGCAGAAACATTTGTATCATGATTGTTGATACGATCTTGCCATTTCTGCAACTTACCCCAAATGTTATTTGTTCCAATGTCGTCCCATGTTTGAAATGACCACGTACCATATTCCTTTTCACCGGGATAGTGAAATTTTCTACCAAAATAATCATAACTTATTGTTTTGGTAGCAGCATTTGGAATTGTTGTTGCTCTTACGTGATAGTCTGTAAAAGCACCACCGGTTGGAAAATTACCACTAATTCTAAATCGATTTGATCTAGTTCCGCCAAAGAAATTGTTCTTAAAATCTATTAGCATTTGGGTTTAGCTGTTGTAGTTATCTTGAATTCTGATGTGATCGAATGTCAGTGTTGCACTAAAACCAACAAATGAACTTTCACCCATGTTTAGATTAATTTCACCAACTACAGATGGCCAACATTTATATAGGTAAATTGTTTTCAATACATTACCATTTGAATCCAACTGCTTAACATTCCATGTAGTTTGTAACTTTTTATAGGAATAATCGGCATCATCTACTTGATGGGTATAATGGCCATCCATAAGTTCAACCCATTTATGCAATCCCTTCCAAATATTTTGAGTATTGTTGTCGTCATAAATGCCAATCGCCCAAGTACTATATAAGCGATCTCCGGCAAATGTTATGTTTCTTCCTCTGTAAGGCACACTTATTGTATTGATTTGAACAACTGGCAGTGATGCTGAAACTACTTTAAAAGAAGGGTCTTTAGCATTTACTGAAACTTTTGATGGCCATGTTGGACTGACAATAAATCTATTGGCGCGAGTGCCGCCATAAAAGCCTTCTTTAAATGCAATTATAGAGTTATTGTTGGATGGCATTATTGTGTTAGTGTTATGTTGACTACAAAGCTATCAATACTCAATATTGGTTTAATTACTACAGACATGTTTAGTGTTGCACTGTTGTCTGTATTATTGCTACTATCACAAATAATTTGTGTTTTTGTTGTATCAATATATGGAGTAAATGGATCTAGTCCTGTTTCAATCTCTGATGTAATCTGCGCTCTTGTGGTAGCATTGTTTACATCAAACAGATATTTTAATCCGATTCCTGTCAAAACTTCATTCAAAGCTGAACGCAATCTGGAAGGGCCAATTCTGTCATCTGATGCAAGAGTTGGATTTGCAGTGGCACCAACCAAATCAGAACCTAGGAATTTTGGATTATAATTTACAAAGAAGTTTACTCTGTTTGTTCTCAAAGTGTTCTTCAATGAATCTTGCCAATCTATACTGTTAGTGATATTTCCATTTAAAATGGTTGATCTATCAATACCAGCAACGGTTAGATATTCTTCATTTCTATTTTTTGATCTTGTGAAGAATCCACCCACATCGGATACAGCTGGGATCGTATATGTAATTTTGCTATTTGAAAGCAAAGTTGTTGTGTCTGCTTTGCTTACCGTTTTTACACCGTATACATTAAACAATCTATTTGCTACAGTTGTTCCAGAAACCAAAGAAGAACTTCCAAGTAAAGTTGCATAATTTGCTAATGTATATCCGTTTCCGGTAACTCCAGCAGCATCTGCTATAGATGGGAAAATACCTACTGTATATGGTTGATCGATTAACCATTGGCAATTTGTGGTATTTCCTTCTTGACCAATTATGGCATCCAAATAGTTTCCAGTGGCTGCAGTGTAGCTATCAAACCCATTAACATTTCCAGCTACAACTAGTGTGCCACCGTAAGCCAAGTAATTAATTGCAAACAAGAAATCTTTTCCAGCAGCAAGAGGTGAAAGTTGTATAGAGTTGTCAACTGTACCTGCGGTTTGGAAGAATGCATAAGTTCCACCAGCATTCGGAGTCGTAACTAAGCATGAGGTAACGCCACTAAGTTGATTTAAATCTCCGACAAATTGTTGTGGGCTTGTATAAACAATATATTGATCGCTTGTTGTTCCCTTTGCTGGAGTTGATGCGCCTGTAGATCCCCACACAGTTGATCTTGAGTAAATAAGCCAGCCGAATACGCCACCCGGATCTACAGATACTGCACCGGAAATTCCGCTAAATGTCACTCCGGCATAGGTTGATCCCAATACCATACCAGCCAACAATGGTGTTGTTGTGCTTTCTGTTGAAAATTGACTAGAGTTTATGAAGGAGCTTAGTGATGGCATTTAATTTCCTTGTTATGTCAAAATATTTAGCATTCTTATGTAGGATACCAAAGAACACCACCCTGTACAAATTCTTCTCCGTCCTCTCCATTTTTTTGTTCCGGTACAAACAAAATGTTATCATCTTCGGGTTTTGTTGCTTCTTCGTAGTTAAATTTTGCCTGTTCTACAAGATCGGCAAAATAATCCTGTCTTGTCAACCAAGCAAAGAATACTAATGTCATGACTAAATCGTCATTCTGTCCGTCTTCAGCTTTGTATGTATTGGATTTAGAAATAAACGACATTAACTCGGTTATCACTCTATCATCATTCAACAATAACTTGTCTTCTTCAATTAATCGTTTTAATATAGCACAACCAATTTTTTTAGTTTGTGCTGTGGTTCGTATTCCCATTTCATTTCTTCCAGCACCACCAAACCCCTGAGACAAAATTTGTCCTTTTCTACCTAAAACTTTTGTCATCAAAACATTTTCATATTCCAAATCCGTATGTAAAATGTTTGATACCTGCCCACCAAGATCATTTGTTTCAATCAAAACATAAGCGTTGTTATAAGCTTTTGCTGCATTTAATATTACGCTAGGAAAATTAAATGGGCTTATTGTGTTGTTTCTATATGACGCTACCACTTTATAAGGTGACTGAGAACCTTCTATGACCGTAAAAGCAGAATAGTCGGAACCTTGTCCTCTTGACACATCTGCTTGTAAAAAGTATGTTTTATCTTTTTCCGGTGTTTCAAACACTCTATAGCCTTCTACATTTTCTGATATTGGTTCTTCTGGAGCCAATACATTTAACTTTGTTGATGATATTAAAGTATTGGAAGACCCTAGGAAGCTACATCCATATTCCTGTTCAAACTGTTCTGGGCTGGTATTTGCTATTTGTTCTGCAGCCCACTCATCGTCTCTTTTACGGCCACCAGCAGTAATTGGAACATCTCTCCAACTAACTTCTACTGGAATAAATTTATTTTTTAGTTTATGACCTTCTAATCTATTTGCATCAACCCAAAGTTTGTGAAAATGATTCATTCCATTTGGCGTGGATACAATTACAAGTTTAGTTGTAGTACCGGCTGAAATGGTTGGATAGGTAGATGAATAAAATTCTTCGGCTACGTGGGATGGCAAGAAGGCGTATTCGTCTAGAAGTAGAAAGTTAAAGGAGCCACCACGAATGGCTGAGGACGACGTTGCATCACAGATGACTCTAGATCCGTTTTCAAGCTTCAATGAGGTCTTGTTCCATTCTATGACTCCCTGTTGAAGGAAGTGAGGTAAGTTCTCATATGCTAGTTGCAATTTAGAATATAATTCGTCTTTTGCAGTCTTTAGTCTGTTAGCCAGAATTGCCACGCTAACGCTTTGGTTAAAAGTTATATAATGGCAAATATATCCAATGACGGATGTTGACTTACCGGATTGGCGAGGCCATTTAGAAATAACAAAACGATTATTGTGAATTGCATTCACAAATTTTTGCTGATAATCATACAACTCAAAGGGCATGATGCCCTTGTCTAGAGTTTTAACTTTTACATATTTTTTACAAAAATAAACCGGATCGTTTGCACACTTCATATACTCTTTTAATTGTTCTTCTGTATACTGAAGTTCTACTCCGGGTGGTTTAAGTTTTGGGTTATTTCTATAACCTTGCTGTTTATTGTTTTGGCTCATCTTTCACAACCTCAGCATCGATTGGCTTCTCGGTGCTCCTATCTTTATTTAAGAGGTTTTGAAGATCTTTGGTAGAGCCTACAAAAACTGAATTATTTGTTTGGGTTACCTTTGTAGTTGTTGGTGCCGTTGTATCTTTGGCTTTTTTATGTACATCCAACACATTATTATTGAGGTCTGCCATAGTCTTCAATAAAATTGCTACAACTTCAAATGCTCTTGGGCTATCCGATTCTGTCGCTACTTGTAAAGCACTTTCTAATGCCATCTTACCACTACCAATTAAATCTTTTAGATTTGATTGTACCAACTCATAATCTTTTTGAAAATTATTGGTATCAAAAGTACCGCCAGCCAACGGTTTGGTTGATGTATCTTTTGGTTCTGCTACATCGAAGAGTTTTGCTAGGTTTTTATTAATATTCATAATAATTAATCAAAATCAATAATCGTAGTTATGTTACTTGCATCGATTGCGGTAACACCTTGTACTTCTCCGAATATCCAAGATTTTGCCAAAAATTGAAATGATGCGATATTCAATCTTCTGCTGGATAAATCACCCTCATATCGTTCCGTCATATTGTTATTTACCATAACAATTGGTATTTGTACATTTTGTTGAACATCATTCATATCCATCGTTATGATATGTTCGGGTAAGAAATATGGCATGATTTGCTCAACAATTTGTAGCATATCATCGGTATGTCTTGTATAAACAAACAAATTAAATGTAACGTTTACAGGTATCTGAGTTTTAATTTTATTACCAGTTGACTGACATCCCGATTGTCCGTTTAGATTTGAGTTGTTAGCAAATCTACTCATTCTTCTACTTGGATCTGCGGCGACGTTAGTCATTATAAAACTAATGATCGGAAGTTGTGTTTCTATACGAGTTCCGGGAGTGATTGAAGATGGTTGCAATAAACGCTGAATAAATTTTTCTTGTGGTGCGTAATGTATCGGAACTCTTATATTAAATGGACTGGCTGTCTCTGGATCGATATGTGCTACTTCGATATTTCCAAATAGCGATCCAAATCCTACAATCAATTTTCTTAAATTTTCATTATAAAAGTAGCCGAACATTTTATTCCTTATTAGTTGTTATCACAAGTATTAAATGGGTTATTTGGATCAAATCCATAACTGTTTCCTTCTTGTCTCAGAACATCATTGATGCCCATTGTAGTTCCAAGATTATTGGAAAGAGGTATAACTGTAGATCCCGACAATCCTTTTGTGGATGTATATGGAGAATTTATATCCGTAACGTTTGTATCAATCTTTTCATAGCTGTATGTGAAGAGTTCAGCTGTTATTTGATATGAATAAAGCTTTCCTAGTGGATACAGTGGATTTTCATGTTCTACGAAATTAATTTCAAATAATGATTTAGAGAGTGGAAAATAAATCAAATCGCCTTCGCGTGGGCGAGTTATAGTAGAATCTATGTCTGTTACTTCTTCTTTAAATCTGCGTCTAGCCAACAACAAAGAAATTTTATCTTTAATTTCTAAACCAAATTGTGTAATCACATCCGTACCATCAAACCCTTTATATGATTGAATATACATTTCAATGTTATATGATCTGACAAAAGATGATGCTGGATCTTCACCAAATACTTTATCTATACCAAAATACTTTCTAGGAACATAATAACAATCCTGACCCATTCCCTGAATCAATTCGACAGTCAAATCCTCTACGAGTTTTTGCTCTGGACCATATGACGTAAGATTTATGTATGGGTTTGTTGCCATGTTATCCGATTAGTGGGTCTGGGGGTAGTTCTTGTGTCTTCAGGAGCATCTGCTCTATCGCATCCAATTCTCTTACGGCATCTTGCATCATTGCAGCCGCGTTCAACTGTGCGCCGCCGGGAAGAGGCATACCACTATACTTTATTAAATTTTGTGCCCATTGTTTTTTCAATAATGCGGCGTAGTGTCTTTGGAAAATACGATCATTCCATACTCTTGGATAATAATCTTCATTAACCTGAACATACGCTTCTACCATGATATAACCACCCTGTATAAGCATAGATTTTTGTTTTTCCAAGAATAATCTATTGGTGGTTCTTGTATAGGTATACGAACAAGGATAGTTAAATACGTCATTAATCATTGAGATGTATGACATACTTTCCATATATGAAGCCATTGGACCTTGTGACAATCCGCCCTGATTAAAATATAAACCAAAGAAGTCAAAGAGTGTCATCTGGTATCTTAAATCAAACATAAAGTCACCAGATTGGCTGCTTGGGCTATAAACTTTAGTTATTGTTCTAATGTCTCCGGCAACGGGCCAATATCCAGTATCGCCAGTGGTGGATGATGTTACTACCTGTGCACCAACAGCATAGCCAAAATTATCAACATTAAAGTAGTTGTTTGTTAAATCTGTGGGTGTAATTGGAACTACAAACTGAGCACGTTCATTAAAATC